CGGTAATCAGCCGGCGCGGGGCATTGTCGATGATCTGGGTGAAGAGATCGACGACGGCGGTCTTGGCCGCATCGATCTGAGCTTTGCCCTCTTCGACACCACCCGACAGCACGTTGCGTGTGCGCTCGCTGATCGAATTGGCAGCCCCCTCGACACTGGTCGCGGTCGCCTTGGCGCTTTCCTGCACCGTGGCGAGCGCCTGGGCATAGGTCTTTGCGGCTTGGCTTGCTTCAGCCGAAGAGGACGAGAACAACGCCAGCGCCCCGACCACCGTGCCGCCAATGATCAGGCCGAGCGGACCGGCCGCAGCCCCAATGCCGCTGATGGCCGTGGCAATGCCGGCCATGGACGAAGCCGCCCGAAGTGCAGCGATCAGCCGACCAACCGCCGCCGTCGCCAGGCCGAGATTGGCAACCATGAGAGCAATGGACCGGCCAACCAGCGCCGCCGCAATGACTGATGCCAGTTTCAGCACGACATCGGCCGTGTGGTCGAAATCGTTAGCCAGGGCATTCAAACCCGCGACCAGGCGCTGAGATGCGCCGAGGCTTTCATCGGTCTGTCCGATATAGCGGGTGAAGGCGTTGTTCACTTTCGTTACGCCCTGTTCGATGGTTTGGGTCGCATTGGCGGCCATGCCTTGGATGGTCGGTAGGCCCTTCAGGAACGACTGGAAAAAGTCCTGGTTGGACACTTTGCCATCATTGACCAACTCCTTGAGCTTGCTGACCGATCCGCCCGCCGCGTCGAGGCCATTGGCAACGGCGATCAGGATTGGCCTTGCCCCTTCGTTGACCGAGTTGAACTCTTCAGCATAGACCCGGGCGGACCCGAGAAGTTGACCGAGTTGAGTCAACGCCCCTTGCGCTTCAGCCGACGACTTGCCTGCGATTTTCAGCGCCGTACCCACGCCATCAGTGAACTTGATCAAATCGCTCTGAGACGCCCCCAGCGCATCGCCCGCTTGCGCCGCCTTGCCGAACAGATCGGCCATGGCACCGATCGGTGCGGCATTGCGCTGGGCAGAGTTATAGATCTGGTCCAAAACCGCGACCTGACTGACGCCGACAACGCCGGCCACGGCCAGGCTATTCTTCGCGCTCGTCCAGGCATCGGCATAATGCATGACCGAATCCACCGTCATCGCTGCCGAGATCCCGGCCAGCGGCACAACAAGACCGCGTGCCATCGATGTGCCGAGAGCAGAGAACCGACCATCCATTTGCTTCAGGCGGTTCTCGATAGCTCGGGCTTGGGCGTTGGTAACACCAGCCGCCTTCTGCATCTCACGCTGATAGCCTTTGATGTCGGCCGAAAGCTGCACGACGAGCTTTTCCAGGTCGGTTGCCATGGGTGCCTCTGAATCTTGGTGGAGATGGAGTTGGCTCAGCGCGAGGGAAACGACATGCCATTGGAAATACCGACAACATCATTGAGGATGGCGCTACGCAGAGATAAAGTCCCTTAAACGGGATCGGAGTGTGCCGTGAACCTCTATAATTCTTTTCTTTATGGGCCGGATTCCTGGCAATTTGTCTGCCAAATACTGGAGCTGGATTGGAGTTGTTACCCAGCACACAGTCAATAGTTTCGGCCGTCCAGATCCAGGCTTCAGTCGCAATAGCGGGGAAGAGCAGGGCGCGAGCCACGCGACATTGTCCTATGTCGAGCGAAATGACCTGCCGCTTAAATTCCTTTAGAAATTGTCAGGCAATGCCGTAATTGTCTTTCATCGAGAGGGGATCAACCGGAAAATATCGTTCAGGCATAGCGGAGAGGCTTTGGAATTCCGCGATGACGCTGCTATGGCGCTTGAACCGAGCCAAGACCTCCCGCCAGATTTTCCACATCAACGAGTCTTCCCTCAACTGGCGAGCCATGCGTTTGGAAAGATTTAAAAAAACGTCTTGCCGATCGATGCTGAACGTATTCAGTTCATCATATAGTGGACGAAGGTCGTTCTGAGTTTGGGCAAGCAGTTCTGTAGAAATTGGGCCACGAATAAACTTTGCTGTTTCCGCTAGTCTGACCATATTGATGAACATCGAAATCTTGAGGGCGTCGTGCCTTGCTGGTTCCGGCGCAAAATCGGCATACGTATCGCAAATCGAACACAGCCACCGCATAGAGAATTCGCTGATGATCCGATCTTGTTGCAGTTCTACGATTCCCGATAATTTGGCCCAGTTGCGCTCGATATCGCGCGAATTTCTGAGTTCTTTAATCAACCCTGTGATCGATTCTTGAAGTTCTCTCATAGTCACTCCGAAGGTTATGCTCGCGATTGAAATGTGTCGCGGTTACGCTATTGCAGCCGAAATGGCTTAACCCATATTGAACAGACCGCAAGGGATTGGGCTCACGTGGCCCAGATAAAGAGATTAGCCTTGGGCTTAGCTCTATTTACGGAAAATTTTGGAAAACTCGCAAGATATAATTGACTGCGTCTCTTAGGTGCTTACGTTACGCCACGCTGTATCAGAAGTTGTGGGGCTAACTGGAATGTATCTGGATTTTGAAGTAATAATGTCTCGCATCAAGGATGGAGATAAGGTTCTCGATCTCGGAGGGGCAGAGAGAGTGTTCCCCAGAGCGAACGTTGTCGTTGATCTTTTGCCTTACGAGCGTCGAAAGCGTGTTATGGCGGACGCAGAGGAGCACTTTACTAAAGACGACTGGATTATCGCTGATTTTTGCTCATCAGCTTTCTGGGAAAAAATACCGGACAAGTCTTTTGACTTCATCACCATCGGCCATACGCTGGAAGATATTCGAGATCCACTTTACGTATGTTCGCAGATGATACGCTGCGGTAAAGCCGGATACATCGAAGCGCCGTCCAAATTCCGAGAACTTTCTAAAGAGACCTCATCCGATATGCTCTCCGGATACACCCACCATCGTTGGCTGATCGAGCCAATGTCCGATCTCAGTGGTCTAATATTCAAGGCGAAACTTGGATGGGCCCATCATGGCGACTTCCTCGGCGATGCGAAACGGCATCTCTTGAACGACTATTTCCACCATTTTGATGGGTATTTCTGGAATGGTTCGTTCCGTTATGAAGAGCAGTTCAACAAGGGGCCGACCAAGGAAATCGCAAATGCCGAATGGTATTTTGAGAATTACGTGATCGAGGGGCGACAGAGAAACAACGTTCTTGATTTAAAGAGCGATCAAAAATCCGATACAGATGGCAGGTGTCTTTGGGTAACGGATTATGAAACGGAGTTTGAATTCTACCAGCGAACCGGTCAGAAGCCGGAGACCTTTGATCGATATTTCTAGCAGGTTATCCCACCTCTCTAGGTGGGCGACCGGATAACATCACTTACTAACAAACTCCCACAACGCATCTCGCTCCGTCTCAGACAGCGCATTCTCGTCTTCCGGCACATTGGCCTTCATCCAGCCATCGACCGCCGCGAAGAACTGGAACATGGACATGGCGCGGACTGATTGCGGGGCAAAGCCCATGGCCGCGCCATTGCCGTAGATGGCGGCAAATCTCAACTTTCCGTTGGGAAGGTCGTCGAGGGCATTGCCCCCTTTGGATTTGCCGCGTCGGCCTCCCCCGGCTTTTCATCCGGGGCGCCGACGATGCCGGCGGTTAGGATCGCCTGGGCAAACAGCAGGTTTTCGGCAGGCGGGCGCGCCTCGACCCATTTGCGCACCAGGGAGAGCGCCTCAACCGGCGACTTGCCGCCGCCGATCAGGCCGAAGCGGATCACATGGGCGATATCGCCCACGCGCCAGGTGCTGGTCTGGAGCCGGTCGAGGATCACGTAAGGCCCGGCATCGCAGGCCTCTTGCAATCCTTCCAGCTCACCCCAGCCGAGGCGGAAGGTGTAATCACCATCGGCCCAAGTCAGCATCAGTTCGGCATTCCTCATTTCGGGTTGACCACGCGGGTCATCTTGCCGTCGCTCTGCATCGAGATGCTGGCCGTGGCACGCTTACCATTGTCGCCAGCACCTTCGAACTTCTCGACATGCATGCGGCCTGTCCAGGTGATCGTCTTGGCCGGGAACTCCCATTCGACTTTGACCGGAATGCTGTCGATGTCTTCCCAGGCATCCAGCCAGGTCTCGACACTTTCTTGCGCCAACACGCCCTCGCCTGAGATAGACATGGACAGCGACGATGCGTCCCGGCCGACCCAGTCGACGGTATCGGGATCATCGCAATCAGGGATAGAGCTTTCCTCCAGACCCTTGTCGAGCGACACTGACCGCTGGGTAAAGCCGCAAGGCGCGGAATAGACTGTTGGAGTGGCGGAATTTCCGAGCAGAACACGGATTTTCCCGCCCCGCATGGTGGTTGCTTGTGCCATGATGGCCTCCTTATGTTGGGGAATGTCAGTGGTTTTCGATAGCGGCGCGGAAACCCAGCGCAATATGCGTGGTCAATCCGTCCGGGTCGCGCAGATCGCGCCGGCTATCTAGGTCGAGATAGGTGAGCGCGTTGTCGTTGAGGGTGAGCGTATCGCCAGACAGCGCTTTGATGACCGCCTTTGCGATCCGCCGTCCTTCGGCAAAACCCGGATCGTCTGACCAGACGCTAATCTGGATAGACAGGTCGGAGAGGTCGAGGCCATCGGCATCTTCAGGCAGTTCCTGCGTGGTACCGAAGGACACATATGGCAGGGTTACGCCTTGAGGCACCCGGTCATAGACGCGACCGGCAATCAAGGCCGTCACATCGGCATCGGCTTTCAGGCAGGCGACAATGGCCACCTGCAATTCATGGGCTGCATCCTCGCTCATGAGGCCGCCACCTTCTTCGCCGCCGTGCGGACTGCCTTGCGCACCGCCCTTTTTGCCGACTTTCTGCTGGCGCGCCAGGAGACATAGAAGAATGGCCGCGCGTTGGTGCCGGGGTTTTCCGATCCGGCGAACTTGCCGCCATTCTTATGAGGGGCCGTGCCATATTCCACCCAGCGGGCATAATAGGCTTCGGTGCTGCCGGCATAGATGGTAATGGAGAGATCATTGCCCATCTGGGATTTGACCTCAGCAACAATCCCCGCCCCTTTCGGCACCTTGCCCCAAGTCCAGCCGATGCTATCGCGCAGCGCGCCGTCTTCCACGGCAACGAGGTTCTTCATCATGGCGACGATGCTGTCGGCCGCCGCTTCCATGCCGGCCTTGATCTCGGCTTTGGCCATGTCAGGCAAACGCTTCAGTTTCCGGTCGAGCTTGGCGAGATTAAGAAGCTTGCTCATCCGGCCACTCCGCCGCTCTGGCAGAGAAAGTCGATCCAGCGCCGGTCGTTGTCAGTCCATTCGCCGGCAGTCACGTCGCGGATATCGAAGAGGCGCCCCGTGTCGAGATCGCGAATACGCCAGTCGGTTTCGGCTTCCCGCGCTTCGACACAATCACGGACAAAGATAAGCTGCGAATGCTCGCCTTGCAGCCGATCCGCCATCACGGTCTCGCCACCGCGAAGATGGACATAGCCGGCCCGGCATCTGTAGCGCTCAACCCAGGACGCGACCGTGACGCCATCGCCCCGGTCAATCTCTTCGCGCTGTTCGAAGACAATCCAGCGCTTCAGATTACCCGTCGATCTCTTGCTCGCCATCGGCCCCTCCCTCAGTCTGGCGCGGCGGCCTGGGCAGCTCCATCGCCTTGCCTGCGGCCACGGCCTGCTCGCCGCAGCGCTTTACCACCGTCATTTCCATGCCGGCGCAGTAAGCGATGGTCGTGGCGCGGGTGGGCTTGAAGTCATAATCCTCAAGGAACCGGACCCGCATCACGCACCCCGCCGCCAATTGACCAGCAACCGGTCGAAGTCGGTGACCGCATCCGCCACCCGGCTTTCCGGGCTGCCGTAAATCTCAGCCACGCGCATGATGATGCCGAGGCGAAGATCAAACGGCAGTTCGGCAAAGCCGACCTCATAGGTGATGGTGACGGGTGCGCCGCGATGCGCCTGCGGCCAGGATGTGAGCGGAACCAGCCTGGCATTCAGCCCATCGGATTTGAGCCGATAGGTCGCGGGATCGAGCACGGCTTCCTCGCCATCCGGCAATGTGTAGGTGATGATGGGTTTGCTTCCCGGCTTCACCGGCCCATCCGGCAGGCGTTCCAGATCAGCCCAGCCATCGCATTGCGCCACCAGGGTTTTCTGGGAAACCGACAGATTGCAGGTCTGCTCGACCACAGCGACGACTTCTTCGATCATCATTTGCAGGATCGCGTCATCATGCGCGGTATCGATGCCGCAGCGCTCTTTGACGGTCGCGACCGTGACCGGCAGATCGGCCGCGCTCACAGTGACTGTCGCGGCAGACCAGCTCATGCGCGACCGCCCGGCACGGGCCTGGTTGCCGCTGCCAGCGCCGCAACCGTCACGGCATGACGATTGCGCAACATCATCAGTTCAGCACGCAGTTTGCCAAGCTCGTCCCCCTCAGGGTCGACCACAAGCTCGGCAAGGCCCGCTTCGATCAACCGGCGCGCTTCCGGGATCTCGTAACGATCCGTCACATCGCCCCTGTTCAGCACAAAGTCGGTTCCGGCAACGCCGGTCAGCATTTTGATTTTCATGGGATCCTCTCCATCTGGAAACAGGCCGGCGCTCAGTGCGCCGGCCGTTGCCTGGCGCCAATCAGGCGGCGGTCTTCATCGCCTTGATGGCGTTGGCATCGCCAAGTTCGCCGTCGAAGCGGATCAGGCCGGCAATGCCGACCTTCGGCCAGAATCGTTCGCGCAGAACGCCAACCACGGGCGAACCGACCTTGCGCACATAATATTTGGAGAAGTCGCCAAACAGCGCGATCCGCTTGTCAGCCGTCACCTCGTCCATATGCTGGTTGATCGAATAGGGCCGGCCGTTGAAGCTGGCAGGCGTGCCCTTCTGCACATCGCCCTGCTGCCAGAGATAGTTGCCGTTGCCGTCCTTCAGCTTGCGGGTCGCCAGCAGGAACTTGTCATGGAACATGTAGCGGCACTTCGGAGAGCCGCGATAAGCGGGATCGACGGAATGCTCCAGCTCCAGGATATTGTCGAAGGTGAAGGCATCCTTGGCCGCCGTGGTGACGCCGAGACCGGCCGCATTGACCACGCCGTTCGGCTGGTTTTGGCCGGTGCCAACCGTCAGCTTGCGATTGCCGATCCGGCCGAGGCGCTCGCCGATCATGCCGCCAAGCAGGCTTTCCATGCTGAACAGCGAATCCGCGTCCAGTTCGAAAGACCACTTGATGAAGGGCGTGGCATAGACATATGCGTTCAGCACCTTTTGCCCGAACTCGACATCGCCGCTGCCATCTTCCAGGAGATCGGCGGCTTCGGCCAGCGGATCGGCCTCATTGTCGGTATCGTCGACGGTCGGCACCAGCATCTCGTTGCCCTTGGCGGTGGAGATGACCGTGCAGATGTTTTCATCATAGAGCGGCCCCCAGGCCTTCATCGCCTGGATGATTGTCGCCTCCAGCTCCACCGGCACGGTATAGCCACCGGCAATGGCGCTCGATGTCACCTGATCGCGGGTATCGAATGTGGTCAGCCCGCGCTGAAGAACCGAGCGCTCTTCGGCCGACAGATCGGACGGACTGACGCCGCAGACCACTTTGGCAAACACGCTGCGATATTCGACCTTGTTGCCTTCCGGCAGATCCTGGCCGCGCTCTTCCTGGGTGTCGCGCAGCGGGCGCATTTTGGCGCGCCGCTCGTCATCGCGCTTTTCCAGTTCGATCAGCTTTTCCTCGCGGTCGACAATACCCTGCAGCCGGTCATATTCGGCCATCGCCTTGTCATGGGCGCTTTCCAGTTCTTTCGAGCGCACCTCGTCCGTGTCAGGCGTGATCGCCTCCAGCCGTTCGCGGGCTTCGCTGACAAGACGCGCCTGCTTTTCGCGCAATTCTTTAAGTTTCTGCGACATGTTCATGCTCCTGATGTTGGGGGAAAGTTGGGACGCGGGGTTAAGCCCGCCGCGTCAGGTCGAGGCCGATTTTCATGCGCAGGCGCGTAACCAGCCCATGAGATCGGAGGTGATGAGAACGGGTTTCTGTTCCACGGGCGCTTTCCAGCGACCGCAAAGCAATGGAGGTGCCGGCATAGGCCGGGATGGAGACGATGGAGACTTCAAACAGGTTGAGGTCGGTCAGGGTCCGGCGCGGCATGGCGCGGGAAAAATCCCATTCCTCGCCAATGGCCTCAAAGCCAAAGGACATGCCCGAAACATCGCCCCGGGCAATGAGGGTGCGGACGTCGCGCCCGACCGTGGTGTCCGGCAGGTCGATTTCGACGGCCAGGCCCTTGGCGTCTTCGGATAGCCGCAGCGTTCCGGCCCGGTTGCGCCCCAGCACATGCGCCGTGTCATGATCATAGAAGGCCCTGATATCGTCGGATCGCAGAGACCGTGCAAAGGCGCCAGGCGCAATGCACTCTTCGAACACACCGGCAATGGTGGTGACATCGCCAAAATTGGCGGCATAGCCGGCCACCGTCATGCGCTCGCCATCGGCGCGTGTTTCGACTGGCAGCACCAGCGAGCGGCGCTCACGCTCACCCGGTTTCGGTTTCGGGGTCTGTGTCGATGTCATCGCTCACCTGTGTTTGGTTATCGTTGGGGGCAGGTTCGTCGAGCGCCGGGCCACCGTTGTGGCCGATGGCGCTGCTGGTGCCGATGGCGACGGTTGCGCCCTGGATATACAGCCGGTCGGCAGCCGGGTTCGGATCGCGCGGACGGCCCTCGATCTCGCGGCCCTCGTTCGGGGTGAGCAGCGCCGAGTTGACGCCGGTCGCCAGCGCCTCAAGCCGGCTCTTGAAGTCGCCGCGCATCAGGCCGTCGAGGTAGTGACGGACATAACGGCGGGTGTTCATCCGCCCAAAAATCTTGAGGTTCATTTCCCCTTCCAGCGCCGTCGCCCATTGGCTGACGAGATGCTTGACCAGATAGAGGTCGTTCTGCTCGACATTGGAGAAGGTTGCCCGGCTCAAGTCCTGGAGGAAGTTCGGCGGGATTTGGTAGGCCCGGGCGATCTCCTGCACCTGGTACAGCCGCGCCTCGGTCATCTGCCCCTTGGCCGGGTCATAGCCGACCTGGGTCAGCTTATAGCCGGGCGGCAGGTGAATGACCGGCAGATTGTCCTTTTGCGCCTGGCGCACCGCCCGATGAATGTCTTCCCGCGCCCGCTGCATGGCTTTGCCACCAGCTGGCATCGGTCCCTCCAGCGCCAAGGGCGGCACGCCGCCGCCGGCAAAGAAGTTCGAGGCATAGTCGTTCATGGCGAGCGCCAGCTGGATCGCCTTTTCCGCCATGGCAATCGGCCCGCGATGCTGGACCAAATTGCGCTTCAGCATATAGGGAATGTCGATCACGTCGGTGGCTGGATATTCCCGGCCTTCGAAGCTGTAGAACAGCCGCCCGCCGCGACGGCGGATCGAGCAGCTGCCGGGATCAATCGGCCAGAGTGCCTCGACACCAGCGCCCTTGCGCTCGATCCAGGCCAGCCCCCGCCCGCCGGTAAACACCTGTTCCCAGAAGAAACGCCGGAACTTCGACGTATCCATTTCCTCATTCGGGTTTTCTTCAAGCACCACGGCCAGCTTGCCGCCGAGCCGTTCCGGCCCCCGGTCCGTCGTCTTGTAGACATGCAGCGGAAGCGTTGCCAGGGTCCGCGACAGAAACGATACCGCCGCCTGGACGGCTGGCACTTTCAGCGCCGTTTCAATGCTGACGGTCGGCAGCGCGCCGCCGCCCATGCCAAAGAACTCCATGAAGTTCGTGGCACTGATCGGCACGGTTTCGCTTTCGAGCGACGTCGAACGCCGCTCGGCCTTGCCCTTCTTGGAAGCCATCGGGCCACCCCTTTATCAGTTCATGGAAAAGTCCGGGTCATCCCAGGGAGATGACTCGGGCGTGCGGACGCGGCACATGGCCATGCCCATGGACATGGCGAGAGACACCATGCCGTCGATGCGGCCGAAGGCATGTTCCTTGTCGAACATCCGGTGACCGGTGCGGTTTTCTGCAAAGACGACACTGGCAGCGCAGCTGTCCAGCATCGGGTTCGGGTCGATCTCGATGCGCGTCTCATAAAGCGCATGTTCGAGCTTGTTGATGCTATGCGGCATCCAGAGATAAATCTCCTGCTCGCCATCGGGCGCATCGGGATCGCGCTCCAGCACCCGGCGCTGGAAGCCTTGCGGGTGGATGGTCAGCGGCAGGGAAACGCCCTGATCCTCCAGATGCTCGGAGAGTTGCTCCAGCCCGTATTGGTCAGCCCCGATCTCTATCGGCTCGAACCGGGCGCAGATCTCGGCCAGCGCCGAGGCCAGCCAGGGATATTTGAGCCGCTGGCCGGGCACCGCCTCGATAAAGCCCTGGTCGCGCCAGAGATCATAAGGCGCCTGGTCGGTGCTGGCTCTGTCGTCGAGCGTATCGGCCGGCGTCCAGAACCAGGTCTTTGACGCAAACCGTTCGGCATCCTTGGTGCCGTCGAGAACCCAGGTCAGGGTCAGCGCGGTAAAGTCGCGGGTGCGTGACAGATCCAGCCCACCATAGCAGGGAAAGCCCTGATCAATCAGCCAGTCGAGATCGAGATCCTTCTGGCAGGCCATCCAGGCTTCGCGCTTGATCGCCGCGTTGACCGATTGCGTCCATTCGCAAAAATGCAGGCGGGCAATGCCATTACGCTTGCCGGGCATCATTCGCGCCTGGTCGACAACCCCCTGCAGATATTCCGTGGTGATGGTGACATCGAGGAGCGGGTTTGCCTTCACCCAGCAGGACGGATCATTCTCCCAATCATCGCCCTCATCCAGCGAGCAGACAAAGGCGAAGGTCGTATCGTCCTGGATGATACCGGCCGCCACGTTGACCGCATGCTGATGCTCTTCCCAGCAGATCGATTTGCGGTCGGAGCCGGAATTGGTGGCCATGACCAGCAGCGGCTGTTTGCGGAATTTGAAGCCACGCTCCAGCATTTCGATGACATCGCGGTTGGGATGTTCATGCACCTCGTCACATAGCGCGCAGGACGGTCGCGGACCCGATTGTGCCTTATCGGCCGAGATCGGCTTGAAGAACCGCTTGTCGCCACCCTTGCTAATGTAAGTCAGCTGCCAGACCGGGTTTTCCCCAGAGGTGGAGATCCGCCTCATGAGTTCCGGCGACTGGTCGCGCATGGCGACCGCATCGCGAAACAGCACTTGCGCCTGATCTTTCTTGGCCGCCGCCGCATAGATCTCGGCGCGGGGTTCGCCATCGGCCACCATCATGCAGATGCCGATGCCGGCCAGAAGCGGCGATTTGCCGTTGCCCTTGCCCTCTTCGTCATAGAAGCGCCGGAACCGCCGCAAGCCGGTATCGGCCCATTTCCAGCCAAACAGCGAGCCGACCCGGAAGGCCTGGCTTGGATGCAGGCGAAACCGCCGCCCCTCGAACTGGCCGCCATTCAGCCGCAGCTTATCGCCAAACCATTTGATCCGCTTGTTCGAGGTCTCCAAATCCCAGACCAGGCCCCGCGCCGGTCCCTCGACCAGATCGCGCAAATGACGGCGGCAGGCATTGCGAACATGGGGACCGGCAACGATTTCGCCGCGCGCCACATCCGCCGCCCATGCGGTTACCGGATCATCGTCATAGCTGACATCCGGGATCTCGACATCAATCGAATCCATCATCGGTGGGAAACTCAAATCCTAGCTGGCCGGTCGCCTGCAAGCCGCGCTCGGCAGACGGCGTCATGCCGAAATCACTCGCCAGCGCCCGGATCTGTCGCCACGTCTCATTCAACTGGCTGACTTCCGGGCGGCTCTTCAATTGCGTGCCATTGCGGGTCTGACTCTCATAGGTCTCGCCGCCTTCCCGAACATCGAGCCGCAGCCGCTCATGCCGGGCAATCGTCCAGCAGAGCTGTTCGAACATGAAGACGTTGACCTCGTTCAACCGGTTCTTGCGCGGATCACACAGCGGCGGCGCGATCCGGTCCCAGATGGCGCGCACCTCAAACGGCAGATCATCCGGCCGCAGCTCCCGAGCCTTGGCCGCCGCCCGCGCCTCGAAGTTCGCGCCGGGACCGTCCTCGGTTTTGAGCGGGACCACGTTTTCGGAGGCGGGCTTGCGACCTTTCATTTAGAAGTCTCCAATGACTTGAAAAGCCGGCGACGCACACCATGCTTTACGGGAGGCCTATTTGATGCCGGGAGTGAATGTTTGAACGCTTTTTGTTCTACGAGAGAGATTTCGCCATGAACCGCAGAACTGTAATAGCCATTGCAATTGCTCCACTCTGGATAGTGCTTTACGCAATATTATTTGAAATAATAGCTTGGACGCGTCCGGATGACATTCTTCACGAAACGTCGGTATTAGTTATTATTGGAATATCGGCTGCAGTCGGCTTTTTAATCGCCTATATTTACATGTTGACTATTGGTGTCCCTTTTCACTTTTTATTGAAGGCGACCCGGCGTAACTGTCTACATCAATACGTGATTTCATTTTTTATAGGCGGTGTTATTTTTCGATTGATTGGTGTAGCAGCGGTCTGGCTTTGGACCGCATATCAAGACAATCTGGGACTGAGCATAGTTGGACAGCAACTGAATGATGCTATCGTCCATCGACCGACACGCCTCCTTACAATAGGAGTAGTCGCAGCATTGGTTGGTTCAACATTTTGGCTAATTGCCAGACCAGATCTACAAGTAAGTAGTGAAGACTGACGCGGCTTTTCGTCTCCAATTTCCACTCGCTGCACACGAATGACTGACGCCGGTGCGGGAGGGGGATCGGGTTTAAGGCTGACCCACCCCCCTGCCCGCCCGGCCGATGGTCGAGGGGGTCAGGCCCGGTTCGCCGGGTGCCTGGGGTCGGTGGGCCAGCCGTCCGCGCCCATCGCTGTCGAGAAGCCGCGATGCTCTTCCCGTTGCTTGGTCGCGTCGTGATGTGTCTTGCAAAGGGTCTGAAAGGGTCCGTTCCAGAACTTCTCAGCGTTGCCGCTGTGGCGTTCGATGTGATCGCAGATGAAACCCTTCTTGAGCTTGCCTTGCTGCCGGCACATCCGGCAATACGGTTCCCGCTTCAGCTGGAGCGACCGGATCGCTCGCCATCGGCTGGTGTAATACCAAGAGCGCCAGCCCTTGGCCTCGTCTGATCGCTGATCTGTCGCCATATCCTAGAACGCAAAAAGGCGACCCATCGGCCGCCTCATCATCTTGTCGTCTGGTCATAGCTCACGCACTGGCTCTGAATCGCATCGCCTATTGGCGTGGATCAGAGCGAGGCCGGGGGAGAACATCTATCCCTTGGGAGCATCAGGCGCCCCGGTCATCTCGTTTGGAAAGGCGCTGTTCGCCTTCCCACGTTTCAACCGCTAATCCTAACCGGAAATGAAGTCAACCCCGATTGTGATTTCGCTCATGCCGCCAAACATCGGCACGTCAACGACCACTTGGCCGCGCTTCGACAGCACCTTGCGCACCGTCACAACGAAGTCGGCAAACGGGCCTGAGCGGATCGTCACCTGTTTGCCCAACACGTCAGGCATGACAGGCACATCACCGGCATCCATATGTTTTCTCTCGGCTTTCTTGGCAGACAACATAAGCTGACGCATCAGCGTTTCCGGCATCAGATAGGGCTTGCCATCCCTGCCCATAAGGCTCTGGAGCTTGGAGGCTAGCAGCAATCCGACGAAGGCTTCATTGTCCGGGATGACCTGCACGAACAGGTATCCCCGAAAGACCGCCCGCTGGATTTCCACAGCTTGCTTACCGCGCCGGGGCGGCCATTTGTGCCGCTCGCACGGGCACCAGCATTCGATTCCCTGCTGGTCGAGCGAATCGCGGATCGCCTGTTCCATGCCACTCTTGCAGCTCGCCACCACCCACCTGGCCAACCGGTCGAAGTCCGGTCGGTCACGCCTTGCCATGGCAACCTGCCGCTGCCGCTTGGCCTCCATGGCATTGACGTAAGCCAGCCGCGAAAGCCCGTCCGTCGAGACGCCATCCAAAAGTTTTCCGTTATGCTGCAACATGGGTGCGTCCCTCGCTAAGGCTGTTTTTGAAGTGCTCAAGTGCCGCCTCGACCGCCGCGTCGAGATCGGTCTGCTCCGGGTCGATGGCCGGGAAATAATTCCAGTCGCGCAAGCCATCGACGAACATCCAGCTGCGCCGCTCATGCAGCCGCCGCCAAGCCGCAAACAGCGTGCTGCCGCTCTCGACCTTCTCGAAACCGGACACCAGCGGCAGCAAATCCACCGAGGTCACGAACGGCTCATTGCGGCGGGCAAGATCCCGCATCCGGCTCACCAGCGGCCAGCCGTGTTCCCGGCGCTTTTCCTGGATCAGGGCGTCCCGGCTGATCGTGCCACTCGCTAGCCGGCGTTCGTCAAAAGCCGTCAGCACGAACTGGCCGGTCGGCTCCGACAGCAGGGTTTCCAAACGCCTGCCCATCCACAGCTTGCCGCACACCTTGGCGACGGCGTGGGTTTGAGCGGCCTGCTCGATCTCGGGCATTTTTTCCCAAGCCCGGTCCCGGAGGTAGACGGCTGCGAAGGTGAAGGTGCCCTTGCCGATCCACTGGATGTAGGCTGGCGTTTTCTCGATGCAGGCCGCCCGCTGATCTGCCGTCAGGGCAAACCAGGCCTTCCTCGCCGCCGTGTCGCTGCTCTTGTCGTAATTCGGCCAAGTCGGATACCAGCGCTTGAAGGCGAGATCGATCTTCCGCAATTCCTCTCTCGAAAAATCCCCCCGCCCCGCGCCTGCGGTGGGAGAGTTGTTTGGAGAGTTAGCTGGAAGAATCTTATCTTGGTGGAGCTGCTCCACCACCTTTGTGGAACCATTTCCACCACCTTCGGGCGCCATTTCCACCACCTTTTTCGCGCAAGGCGGTGGAACTGCTCCACCACCTTCGGCCAAAATCTCACCCTCAAAAGGTGGTGTATCTCCTCCACCACCTTGCGCATTTGCGACAGAAGCGGCGGCAGCATGGCCCGTCAGATCCCGGCCAGGCCAGCGCGCGATATACTCGTTGCGCTTCCATTTTTGGCCGCGAAACCCATGCTGCGTGACTTCGATCCAGCCCGCCTGTTCGGCAACATCGAGATGCTTCAGGATTGTTTTCTTATCCAGGCCAGACAGTTCGACCAGTTCGGAAACAGGGGGATAGCAAGAGCCGCCCGTGGCATCCATCTTCAGGCCGAGCGTGTGCAGCACCAGCCGCGTGATCGGTGGCAGGCCGGATTTGGCAACGGCATGGCGCCAGGACCATGCCCGTGAGGTTGCGCCGTGATCAGGTTCCATCATGCCGCACCGCCTTTGCGCGCCACGTCCAGCATCGCCGCCCTCGCCGCCCCAACAGTCAGCAACACGCTATCGCGCCAGCAGCCCTGCCTGCCCCGTGTGGAATTGATCGCCGCAAACTCGGCATCGAGATAATCTACGCCGGCCAGAAACCCAGCAGTGCGCAACACCATGCGGATAGCCGCATGGTCGCGGTAAATGACACCCATCGGCACCCGCAGCAGCCACTCAGCCCGCTCCGCGTCCGTCTGGCAGTCGTCGAGTTGCTCGACGATTGGAAGTAGCCCGCTCATGCTTCACCCCCGCCGCGCAGCCATGCCTCGTACTCGCCAAACAGCGAGAGCCAGGCCGACCTGACGCGGTCATCCTCATTGATCTGTTTTTTGCTGGTAATGCCGAGGCGGCTCTTCAAAGCCGCGTCAGCGCTGTCTTTGTCGTCAACCGCGCCGCCGCCGGTCTCACTGAGAAACCGGTGAAAACTTGCGTGAGACAGCAGAATGGAGGCCTGCGCCGAGTGATTCGGCATCTTGCGGGCCGTGGCTGGCGAATGATTTTGCGCCGCCAACTCATCGCGCAGATCGCGCACCGCAACAGCCGCACGGTCGAACAATTGCAGAAACATCCTGATGTGATCGAGCGCGCCACAAAGCAAATCCCGCTCATCATGCAAGGCATCGCCTTGAATGGTGGCGATATGCGCAAGCTCACCGTCCGGCCTCTGTACGATCAGGCGCAGGCCCTGGCTGGTGGCCTCCAACGTCCAGGCATCTTTGCACAGCCGCTCGGCCGACCCGCGAAGCCGGTTCACGGCAGCCGCCTCTCTCTGCCGTCTTTGCAAAATGTCGGTCGTCATGCCTCACCGCCTTCCGAGACCTGCGAGGTCTGCGAGGTCTGCGAGGCCTCAAAGCCCCAGAAGTCCCACTTGCCGGAAAGGCGCACGTCGCCGTCCGCTAAACTCTCCTTGCGCTGAAACAGCTCCAGTTTCGGCAGTTGCGGCCAGAGCCGATCGATCTGCTCGGCAAACCACACGGGCTTGCGGCTATGGTCGGTTTTCGGCTCGGCATAGAGGCTTTCCGGCTGGGTGCCGGGCAACGGTGCCAGCGAGATCTTCCCGCGCTTGCCGATCAGCAGCAGTTCATGGCGATCCCGAACCCATCGGCCCATGCCGATATGCACCTTGTCCCAGGCCATGCAGGTGACATAGTCAAAGCCCCAGGCGCGCAACACGTCGACGCCATCGGGCAACCGGTTGGCGGTTACCCAGAGGAACAGCAGCGCGTCAGGGGTGAAAGGCGATCTCTCGCCAGCGCAAAGCGCCTGGATCTCATCTACCGGCATGGCCGGATATTTGAGGCCCTTATCCTGGCCGGTTTCCTCGCTCCAGGCCTCTTGCTGCCAGGGCGGATCGGCATAGCCGATGGCATAGGCGCCGCGCGGCCCGCCGCCGCTCTTGTGACGGCCATGTTCTGCAATGGCACTCACCAGATGCAGCCGCATGTCGCGGCTATGTTTCTGGTTGGTGGTGCGGATCGCCTTCGATTCGGCAGTGACCGCCTTATCGGCTGCGATCAGATCGCGTGCAAAGCGCTCTTGCGCCTCGGCCGTCTCCAGCCGCTTCAACTGGTCGAGCGTCACGCCTTTGTCGTGCCGGGTGCCGCGCAACATCTGCAATGCCGTGCGAGAGATCTTTTCGCCGCGCTCGACATCACGCTGAATGGTGCGCTCTTTCTGCCCGGTCGCCTCGGCCGTGGCCGCCGTGAAGCGCTTGGCTTCAGTAGCTTCGCCAATTTGGCGAACCTTCTTCCGACCGTTGCCGACAGCACCATTTGCCGTGTCGGGAAACTTGACCAGATAGATTTCCTTGCGGCGATGCAGGAACAACGCCCGGTCGGATGGCGTCAGATCAGCGCGGATCAGGTTTTCATCGATCTCGCAGAGCTGCCGGTCGAGATCGTCGCCACGCTTGTGAAAGCACAGGATGAAGTCCCAGCCCAGGCGCTTGCACGCCTCCAGACGGTGACCGCCCGCGCCGAGATCGGCTCGCGCGTCGCCAACATCGCCATAAACGGTGATCGGCGTTTCCAGGCCGTAATCGCGGATGTTGTCCATCAGCGCCAGGACGGTTTTTTCATCGAGATTGCGCAGCCGGTTATCTGCACGGATACTGTCGATCCGCCGTTCCGTCGCCACTTTGGTTTTCGGCTGGACGGCCAGCACGGCTTCACCGAGCCCAAGCGTCGCCAGCATCGCGCGGGCACGGTCGGTCGGATACCAGCGATTGCCGTCCTTCTGGTCGCGGATCAGATAACCGCGATCCTCGGCCG